CGACAAGAAGCACAAAAAGTTACGCACAATCATTGTTAAAAATTTTTCTGAGCTGAGTATTGTTGATGTTGATGGTAAAACTAAAACAATTGATGAGATAGTTACTGAAGAATTAGAAGAGCCAGAATGGGATTCTGCTAAACTTAATTTATTATTTAAGATTAGAGATCAATTAAGAGGATTAGATGGTCTAATTATTTATTTAAGGTATTTTAAAGAACTATCACAATTTAAAATTGCTAAATTCCTTGGTTGTAGCCAGTATTATGTATTTACAAGGTTAAAGGCTATTAAATCTGTAATAAAAGAGAATCCAGAATGTCAGAAGTTATGGGAGGAATTTGAGGATGGAAGATTTGGAACACATTGAAGCATTTGAGTATTATTTTGCTTTAGGACAAGACCGTAGTCTGGAAAAAGTAGCAGAGAAATTTGGTGTGCCTTACAAAAAAGTGTGTGGCTGGAGCCAACGATATAGATGGAGAGAAAAAATAGAGAAGAGAAATGCCAGAATTGCTAATAAGTTAGCTGAGCGAACTGATAATTATATTATTAAACAGAGGGACAAAGCAGTTAAAGAAATTAAAAGCTCTCTAAGGTTGGTAGAGAAACTAATTAAGAATGCTAAAAAGAAATTTAAAAGTGGAGAACTGAATGTGAATGCTATTCATGAGGTCAGGCAATTGGTTGATAGTCAAGAAAGATTAATCAGGACTTTATTTTATTTGTTAGGAGAGCCAACTGAAAGAACTGAACAAAAAATTACATTACAGCAGGTGCTAAATGATGTCAATAGTAAGAAAGCCTCGAGCCAGGAGCAGCAGCTCCTCAATGATTTTCTCAAAAAATACTCCAGAGATGCGATTCATCAGCGACATACTCAGAATTGATCTTTGGAGTAAACAGGTAGAAATTGTCAATGCTTTATTCGAACATCATTATGTAGCTGTAAGGTCTGGCCATGGAGTTGGTAAAACATTAGTCAGTGCTGCAATTGTATTGACTTTTATTGCTACTCGCCACCCCAGCATTGCTATTACAACAGCTCCCACATATAAACAGGTTGAGATGATACTTTGGAAACACATAAGAGATATATATGAAAAATCTTTGATGCCACAAGTAATTGGGGGTAGAATGCTGGCAATGAGATATGAACTTTCTAATAATCATTTTGCTGTGGGTTTGCACCCAGATGAAACAAAGCCAGAAAGTTTCCAGGGATATCATTCACCAAATATTTTGGTAATATTAGATGAATCTCCTGGAGTTAGTAGAACATTATATGATGCGAGCCAGAGTTTGCTGACAACTAATGCATATTTTTTACAATTAGGCAATCCAGTTGGTAAAGGCGATCATTTTTATAAGGCTTTTCAAGATCCTAAATATTATAAAATTCATATCAGTTGCTTTGATAGTCCGAATGTAAGTGGTAAAGAACCAGCTATTCCTGGTTTGGTTGAAAAGAAATGGATAGAAAGTAGAAAATTAGAATGGGGAGAAGATTCTATTCTATGGAGGACTAAAGTACTGGGGGAATTTCCAGAGGAAGATATTGAATATGGTATACCTTTAAATTGGATAGAATTAGCTTTTGAAGGAGCTTAATTAAAATGAGAATCATGGGCTGTGATATTGCCAGATTAGGTAGTGACCAGTCTGTGTTTTGTATACGCAATTATGAGAATGGTATATATATAATTGAAGGTTTTGAAGAACACAGCAAGACTAAAACTAATGAATTAACTGATATAATAGAAGCGAGTTTTAGAAATTGGCATCTTATGTTTATAAGCATAGATGCCATTGGTATTGGTGCTGGGGTTGCAGACAATCTTGAGGAAAGAATGATTCCTCTGTTTAGAGTAATTGGAGGAGCTAAAGCTTTCAGACCTAAAGAATTCAAAGATCTGAGGTCTGAACTATATTGGAGGTTGAGACAAGCATTTGAAAAAAGGGCGATTAAATTTAAAAATGTGACTCCAGAGCAAAAGAACAGAATTATATTAGAATTAAGTAGTATTAAATATTATTATACTCGTTCAGGACAGATAAAGTTTGAGAGTAAAGAAGAGATAATTAAAAGAATAGGCAAATCTCCTGATTATGCGGATGCTTTAGCTTATACTATGGTTGGAGAGCAGGAATGGTTAAATGGTGGTACTGGTATCGGTCAAGATTTGGAAATAGATTATGGTGAAGTAAGTCAATATAGAAAAGGCACATGGGCAGCTGAAGAAGACGAGGATATTTATAGTCCAGAAGATGGACATTTTGGAGATGTACCAATAATAATGTAGGTGGTGATTTAATTGGCGAAGAAGAAAAGTAGTAGAACTAAAATAAGAAGTTGGTTTAATAATATTTTAGAAAGTAGATTACCTTTCCGCAGAGCCAAATATGGTCAAGTGGATGTCAGTTTAGGTAGCTATTATTATAAGAGGGGCAAAGAATGGAAAGCTCCTGAAGATAGAATTGCTGTTTATGAAAAAGCTTGGAGTTATTATTTGGAGAACCAGTTTGCCAGACCAATTATTAATTTGACAGCTTCTGCAACTTTTGGCAAAGGTATTCAATTTGTTGGCAATAACGACCAGGTTCAATTTGCGAGAAAACTGATTAAACAATTAGATTTATTTCAGGTTGGTATTGAATCAGGGATATACGGCGACAATTTTATTAGAATTTTTCATGACAAAAATGATATAAATCATTTTGAAATAGCTCTGTTACCTCCAAAAACTATTGGCAAAGTTGTAGACGAGGACAATGTTAATGAAGTAAAATGGTTTGTTCAGCAATTCCCCCAAGTTGCTGATGATACAAATCCACAAGGCGAAGAAATTCCACCAGAAGAGATGGTTCATGTAATGGTTAATGCTGTAAGTGATAGCTTGTTTGGTAATAGTGATTTGTATCATTTATTTTATCACTTAGATATGTATGATTCTCTGGTTGAAGAAGCTGATAAAAGAAGATTATTTGCCAGTCAGCCAATTGGCAAATTTATAGGGATTGATTTAAGGTATAGAGTGCTGTTGAAAAAAAGAATGGCTAAATTGAGCAGAGATGTGGACACTAAAAAAGGCATTAGGAGAAGTTTCCCACCAGGAACGCAGTTATATTTGCCTAAAGGAGCAGATTATCAATTGGTAGAGCCTACTGGTAAATTTGATTTGGAAGCAATGATAAATAGATTAGCTAAAGTTATCGCTATGGCATCAGAAACACCAACCCACTGGCTAAATTTAGGAGAAATGGTAAACAGAGCTACAGCAAGAGAGATGCTATTTCCTTTTATGAAAAAAATTCAAAGGAGACAATCTATATTTGCCAGGAAGTTTGAAGAATTGTTTTATAAGATTTATAAAATATCTTTGGAAAAAAGTGGAGGGAAAAATATTTGGCCTTGGAAGACTGATGAAAATAAAGAAGGTAAGTTTGATTTGAAAGTTGTATTTCCCCCAATTCAGGATTATGAATTATCGGAAATTGAAAAGATCAGCAGGTCAATATTGTCAGTTAGGGCAGCAGGCATCATTAGTGCTAAAACAGCTTTAGATTTAATTTGTCAGTATTTTGGCTTGGATGTTGAAAAGGAAGAGGAGAAGTTATCAAAGGAGCAAGAAGAATCTGTTAAAGAAACAGAAGAGAGTTTCAGTAAAGTTGATTTGGCGATTGCAGAAATTGGCAATGCTGTTGCTAAAGGAGAAATAGAAAAAGAAGTTGCTACAAAATTGATCACAAAAATCCTCAATAAAGCAAAGGAGTGACAAATGGAGCTGAAGCAATTAAAAAAGATAGCATTATTGGCAATTAGGTGGCATGTTTTGGATAAGCAAGAATTAGCTGAAGCATTAAAAGCTGGTGGGTATAGTGCTGATAGCAATAATGATAATGATAGTAATAACACTGTAAGTCATAATAGTGAAAGGAGAATTGGTTGCTGTCCTGAGTGTGGGAGTAGTAATATTGAATATGAAGGTGGCTGTTCAGTCTGTAGATCCTGTGGGTATAGTGAATGTGGGTAGGAGCTGGAGAAGAACATAGATTAGATATATATGTGGGAGGTCTTTAATATGAAAGTGATTGATTTATATTGTGGGGCTGGTGGATTTTCTGAAGGATTTAAAGAAGCTGGTTTTGATATAATTCTTGGGGTTGATATTTGGGAAACAGCATTAAAGACCTTTAAGTTTAATCATCCAAATGCAAAAATCCTAATGACTGATGTTAGAAATTTACAACCAAATGATTTGCCTAAATGTGATGTTCTTATTGGTTCACCACCTTGTGTTGATTTTTCTAAAGCTAAATATATTGGGACTTTACACAAAAAGAGGGAAATTGATTTAAGTATGGTGGACCATTTTTTATATTTAGTTGACAAAATTAAACCTAAGTATTGGATTATGGAAAATGTTCCATCGCTGAAAAAGTATTTATTTTTTGTTCCTTTTGCTATTCTTGATGCACAAGATTTTGGAGTCCCACAAAGAAGAAAAAGAATTTTTATTGGGAATTATCCTATGCCCAGAAGGAATATTAAGAAATTTGGAAAAGATGAAGTAGCACCAACTATTTTGGCCTGGGAGCTGTGTGGAGGCTGGAAGCATGGTGGGCATCATAGAAGATTCTGCCAGTTTGCTGATAGAAAAGGTTATAAACCTTCTCCTGAGATCATGAAAAAATATATGGGATTTCCTGATGACTATGTATTTTTTGGCAATAAGCAAGAAAAGAGTATTCAGATTGGCAATGCTGTTTGTCCTCCTATTTCTAAAGCAATTGCAGAAGCTATATTAGAAAAGGAAAGAAGAACCATCATGATTGATTCTATGGCAAAAAGTTTAAATGTAAATAGTTTAGAAGAAAATATGAATAAAGAAATGGATATGATGAGTATGGCAAAAAGGAAGACAAATGAGATATAAAGTCCTGTATTGGGTTCTGATTGTAATTATCCTGTGCTTGATGTGTTATTTATTAGGTTTTTATCACGGATACAAATTGGCGAATGAATATAGAGATAAATTGAATGAATTGAGTATGCAATCTGTTCAGCTGGTTGATTATAAAGATAAAAAAGACTATTCAATTTTTGAAGTTAATGTAACAGCTTATTCACCCAGCCCACATATCACGCAAGGAGATCCATTTATGATGGCCTCTGGCAGAAGAGTAAGAATTCAAGATCTTTGGGAGCTGAAATATGTAGCTTTATCAAGAGATTTGGTGAAAAAATACAATTTGAAATTTGGTGATAAAGTTTATATTGGATTCGAATTCCAAGATTTGATGAATGCTAAAGTTAAGAATACAATCGACATTTTTATGCGAAATTTAACTTTAGCAAGACAATTTGGTAGACAAAGAAGAAATATTGTTATTATAAAACCATGAAAACAATAACAGAAAGCAAAGATATATCTCTGGCTATTCAGAAAGCTACAGAAAGAGCTATAAATTCTTTTGAGAAATATAGTGAGAATCAGCTGAAAAGATTATGGAGATTATATTATGAAGCCAGGAAGGAAATTGAGAGGCAGATTGCTTTAAAATGGGCAGATTGGACCAAAGATGTAGCTTCTCCTACTGCTATTGGCAGGTTAAGGGAATTACAGGATGCTATTGCTGCTGAAATGGAAATTTTGAATGCCAAATTGCGCAGACAAGTGCCACAAGCAGTCAGAGGAGCTGGAGAAAAAGGTATACAATTTGGTCAGGCTCAGATGGCAGCATTGCTTGACAATATAGAGACAACTCTCAGACCTGCTTTCACAGTTATAAACAGAGCAGCTATAGAAGTTTATGCCAATTATGCTTTACAATTGGTTGATGCTGATACAGTAGTAGCCACTCGTCAGATTCAAAGTAGACTGCAACAAGGGCTAATTCAAGCAGATACGATACAAAAATTGACCACTGATATTAGGCAAATGATAGGAGCGGAATTTGGCAAGCCAGCAAAAGGTTTGACTTATAAAGCACAGAGGATCGCCAGAACAGAGATGGCCAGAGCGTTTACATCGGGACATACTGCTTTTGGTAAAAGTACTGATTGGATAATTGGAGAGAGGTGGATGGTTAATAGTATAGGACCTTGGCCTTGTCCAGAATGTGCCGAAAGAGAAGGTAGAGAATATTATTATGCTAAAGGAGAGAGGGCTGAAATTCCGCTTCACCCGATGTGCAGATGTTATCCAATGTATATTTATAGAAAAGACTTGTTCACAAAAGAAGAGTTGGAAAAATTGAAAATGGAAGTCAAGGGAGTTTATGAACCTTCTTTAGAAACTCGATTTCTCAGAGCTGAAGAATCTATAATGAACGAGTTTAAGAAAGATGGTCTTGAACATACTACTATTTTAGATGAAAAAGGTAATATTATTTTTACCAAAACAGGTACTAAAAATCAAATAGTTTTATCACCATCAGAAGCAGAAATACTTTACCGTCAAAAAATTCATTCATTAACTATGATTCACAATCACCCTAATAGCTCAAGTTTTAGTGATAGTGATTTGATATTTGCTAAACGAGTCCAATTGAAGAGACTGAGGGTTGTTAGCGATAAATACAAATATGAGGTATATCCGAAGAAATTGGGTGCTTGGCCAGACGAATATACTATTAGAATAAACTATCTTGAAGAAAAATCAAGGTTATATGATAAATACTTTGATAAAGTGCAAAAAGGTTTGCTTAGCGAAGCGGAAGCTTGGCAACAGCATTCACATGAAATTATGAAAAATTTATCAAAAAGGTTTGATTTGGTCTATAAAAGAACGAAAGTGGCAAAAGAATTTGTTAAGTTAAAGTTTAGGTTGCCAGCAATTGTTGGTTCAGAGAAAGATAAAAAATTGGTTATGAAATGGCTTGATGAAATACCAGCTTCAGTGAAAAAGCTGATAGATGCTAAAACGATTAGTATAGGTCGTGAAGGTTTTGGCATGAATCTGAATTATTATGCATATAGAGATAGACTATTAAGGTTGTCGGCAGTACATAAAAATACATTTTATCATGAGCTTGGTCACGCTATTCAGACTTCAATTCCTTCATCAGAATGGAGAAATTTTGTTAAAATTCATGCAGATACACTTGAAAAATTTAAATTTCCGAAGAAGATTGTGAAGAGATTTAGGGATTTAGCTAAAATTGAGAACTTGGGGTCTCGAGAATGGTTCATGCAATGTACAGAGAAACAATTTAAAGATTTTAGTGCAATATCGGAAAACTGGGCACAGTTTGTCAGTATGAAATTGATGAAAGTGCCTAAAAATGAAATTGTTAAAGTTATGAAGAATGAAAAATTGATAAATGCATTTGAATCAGCATTGAAGAAAGTGGGAGTTACTTGGTGATGAAGATTTATATTGGAAACAAATTAATTGGTAATGTGTTCATGAGTGATATTGAAATAGACACAAAATCATCTAAGTTAAAAAAACTTTTCAAATATTTAATTGATAATGGAGTGGCAGATTATGCTGGTTATAGGACTGAGGACAAAACTGTGATAGATAATTTTAAAATATTGTATCCAAAAGACGGAAAAAGATTTTGGGAATTGTTTGCTAATTATTTGAGGAGTGAAGGTTACAGAGTAAAAATGGAGGTTATTTGATGAACAATAAAAAAATTATAATTGACGATACAGAAGCTGGCATTGGCTATGACGCATATGAGCTGTCTCCAGAAGAGTTCAAAAAGAAACTTCAGATAGAAATCGATAAGCTAAAAAAGAAAAAATCACAAAAATAATTGGAGTAGTCATCATGAAAAACTTAAAAGATATTTTTGTGGATTATGAATTGTCTAATATATTGGTTTTGGTGGCTATTGGTGTGATGTGTATTGTTTTATTGCTGGTATTTTTTGGAGGTGATAAAAAGATTGATAAGAATTTGCCACAGTTGACGGCTGAGAAGTTTTATTGTTATTGGTTTAAAGAGGACACTATCAGCTCAGTCATTGTAGTCAAAAATACTGCTAATAAAGATTGGCAACAGAATGTCACTTTTAAAATTAAGGATATCAATAACAATTCTACAATTTATAGTGTGCAATGGCCTCATTGGCTGAATTATAAAATTGATAAGAAAAGCACAGTCACATTGAGTCAATTGTTTTCAGTGGACTTTGTGAAGAATTCTCCTTCTTTTTGGATAGTATGGGAGTTCGGTGAACAAAAGTTTAGCAGGAGATTTTTCTTAGATTGATTGTTTTATTAGTGTAGTATAAAAGAAAAGAGTGAAATATGAAATATGGTAGGACGATGACTGAAAGAACTGAAAAACTGTAGAAAAATAGAGAAATTTGTGAAGAAATGAAAGGAAAATGTCATCAATTATAT